CCCGGTGTCGGTGTCGCTGGCGGTCGCCAGTATCAGGCCGAGCTCGTCCATTAACGCCCGCTCCTTGGCCCGCTGGTGAAGCTGGGCTTCCCAGTCGAGTCCGCGGCGGGCGTATTCGTCGGCCAGAGTGGTTGTGTGGCTTGCTAGGCGGGTCGCTTGGGCGGTCGCTTCCTTGGCTGGGTCAACGTGTTCGTGGCCATCCCAAAACCACTGATGGACCCATTCGATGAACGGCGGCAAGCCGTCTGGAATTAGCCCTGGGATGAAGACCGCCTCGTCAAGCCACGCAGCAAAGATGCGGTCCAGTATGACGGCCTCGACGTGCGTTTGCTCGACGCGCAGAGATTTGTAGTACGTCTGGAAGTCCAGGCGACCAGAGGCGTAATTGTAAGAGCTGCTGTTGCCGGCGGCGACGTTGTATGGAACGCTCAAACAGCGGGCGATTTCATTAAGGATCTCGCGCTTGAATTCGGCATACGTCGTGGACGGCTGCTCGGCTCGCATCTGCTCCATCCGCCAACCGGCCGGCATAGTCAACAGTGACCGTCGCTCCAATTGGATCGGCTCGAACGCCTCCGCGGCGTCGGCCTCGCCACTGGCCGGATATTCGGTGTAGAGGATGCCGGCGTAGGCCGCGGCAGACTCCGCGGCAGCGATTACGGCGAGCGTAAAGCGGCGTAGCTGGGCAAATAGCGGCAACGCTGGCGTAATGTCGGGGACGCCCCGCATCTGGCCAGGGCGATCTGAGCGAAACCAGTGAATAACAGAGCTGGCCGGAACATGAAAGTAATCCCCGAATGCATACGACAGCATGTCGCCAGGATGATTCCGCAGGATGTGATACTCGGCCGGGTTGCCTGAGCTATCAAACACGATGCCATCAGTCGCGTTCTCGGCCAAAACGTTGTAATCAGGGGTGCAAACCTGGTCGGCCTCAATGACCTTTAGGCCCAGCTTAACGCCATGTCGCAGCCCAAAGTTGTTCGTCAACAGTAGGAACGCCTCGCCGTCTTGCGCCCGTGCCATCCGCATCGTTCGCAATTTCTCGGCTAACTTGACTTCTTGTGCCCAATCGCTGAACGAGCGTTCGATCGCTCGGCTTCCGGCCCGGAAGGTTAATCGCGTTTTCAGGTCCGCAGCGTCGTCGTCGATCAACAGTTGGAGTCGCGGCCCGGTCCCGATTGTGTCATTGGCCAGGGTGTTGACGATTCCGCGGGCGTAGCTGTTGTTGGCGACTTCGTATCGGGAGCGATTACGCAGGAGCGAACGGATCGCGGGGCTGTTGGCTGCGCTCGCGCTAAGGGCGTCGGACGCGGCCCAGTGGCGGCGGTTGTCGTCGTTGGTTTGGGCGGCGTCGTAACTCGCCCGGATCACGCGAACCTGCGGGCGGCGGACCGGCTGCCTTTTCTCCGGCATCGCGGCGGGCGGCTCCGGCATCGCGGCTGGCGTCGGCGCAGCTTGTTCGGCAACCTGTTCTGCTCGCGGCCTCTTGAACCAAGACAGCATTACGCGGCCCCCGGCGGAACGAGCTTATTGAACTTCAGGCCACGATTCTTGGATGTCACGGCATCCTTCGCGCCTAGATGCTTGTCCGCGGCGATCTGGTCGGGCAGGCTGTGCTGCTCAACGGACCCAGTATCGCCGGCCGCCTTAGCCGGTCCCTCGGCGTTTTCTCGAATGGCGTCTGCAAGTGTTTCTGCCATATTAGATGTATAGAACTTTCACACAAAACCATGCATTTATTTGTGTGTGATTTCACAGATGGTTCCACATATGGAACTTTGGTCATTCGACCACGTAGCGGACAAGCTCGCCTGCGACGGCGCCGTCCGGCAGCACAACTGGCCGACCATCGACGTCGCCATCGACGATAACGACTAGGTCGCCCCGCGTACCTGGCGGTAGATTGATCGGATCGGCCAAATAAAAGTAGCGATGGTTCGTTTTGGCGACGGTCAGGCGGTCGCCATCGGGGGTGGCGAAATAGGCGCTGACGGTTGCGGAGTAGGTCATGGGCGCAGGGCCTAAAAGCGGATCATTCCGGGTCGCAATCTCCGCGCAGTTCGCCCGGCACGTGGACGGCGACGACTCCGCAGGCGGCCAATACGAACTCCATCGCCTCGCGTGTCACCATGCGGCGACCGCAATTGCGGCATTCGCGGACGCGGTCGATCCGCTTTTCGCGGCGGCGCGTGTAGTAAACAGGCACGTGCGGGCATCCGCATTCTGGACAGCGGATGCCTTCGGCCTCTACGCTGACTGGCTGTGACCCCATTGTCGTCTCCGGCGTTGCATTTCTGCGAAACTCTTACGCTTACGGTCGATTGCGACGGACGGCCCGCCGCCGGCGACGGCGGCCCCCTGCATGGATGCGGCGACGGCGCATCCGACGAGGCAGTCCAGCCAGTGATTGTCCGGACGTTCGGGCCTAAGCTTCCATTCGTCCACTGTTCGCCCGCGGCCCTCGGTTCGGATGCGGTATTCGGCGGCCAGGTGGTCGGCAAAAAGGCGGTGACGGTCCGGCTTGTCGCCAAAGAGCGTCAGGGCGCCGCGATCGCCGATCGCCGTTGCCAGTCGGGACTGGGCGAACGACTTCCAAAAGTTTGTATCGTAAATGACGTGGCGGATCGCCTGCTTGCCGACGGTGTTGACAAGTCGCCAGTTAAACCCGGCGCGCTCGCCCGGTCGCGGCTGATATTGAGCGAATGGGATGCTGGACGCCCCCACGAATCGGCCGTGGCTGGGCAAAAGTATCCCGGCGTGGGCGGACTGGCGGCAAAACTGGTAGACGACGTCGCGGCTTCCGCCCCAGTTTGCGTCGATTAGCCCGCGGTCGATCCGCATGACCGTTCCGCCGTCACGCTGCCACTCACGATTGACGAGCTGCTCGGTCAGCGCCTCCAGCCCGGCGAACAGCGTGCCCTCCAATCCGGCCCCCTTGTGGACGCTGGCCAGTGTGGTTCGCGCGTTTGCCAGCGTGAAATACTGGCGTCGCTGGTCCGGATACGCTCCGTAGTCGATGACGTAGCCCGTAAATTCATCCGTCCAGGCGGCCACGACGTAGAATAGCAATGATCCCTGCACGTCAATGAACAGCGTGAGGTGGGTCGCATCCGGCGGAATCTGCCCACGCTTCAGGCGGTTGACCCTGGCGGCGATCTGCTCCGGCCTCAGTAGTTCGGCCCCCAAAAACTTCTCCTCCAGCGGCTCGTTCTGGTATTCGGCGAAGAATGCGGCCTCGTCCCGAAATTTCAAGTTCATCGCGTTTTGCACGGCCGAAATCTCGTCTGGATTGAACCGCTGTTCCCATGCGACCCTCGCCCCGGCGTCCATCGCGTCCCGCTTCTGACGGTAGAACTCGGTTGCCTCTTCTCCCTTTCCGCCCTGGCGGAAGCTGTCGGCCCTCATTTCGGCGTACGTGGCCCATAACTTCTCGTTCGTCGGGAACGAATAGACCAGCTTTGTGCGTTCCCCGTTCCACTCAGGATGCTTGTCGCGGTTCAGGATGCTGTCCGCCATGTCGTTGCGCCGGATCACGGTACACGGCATGATGCCAGAGATCTTCTTCGACGGCCCTGCAAGCCCAAGCACTGCTCCGGCGAGGATGCTTTCGCGGGTTGCACACTGCGATAACGACCTGGCCGACTGGTCGGTCTGCGGATCGTCCAGAATTACCAGCGACGGTCGCACCCGCTGGCCGTCTGGTCGCGTGTATATCGCCCCTCGAAGGTTCCCCGTCAATCCAGCTACGCGGACGATTGCGGCGGCGGCACGGCTTCCTGGGATGTCTGGCAGGCCGATACGGTCGTCTCGCCAAACGATGTGGGTCGGGCGGCCGTGGTGAAGCTGGCCGATGCACCGGCGGCTTTGGTTTTCGAGCGCCCGGATCGCATAGGTGGCCTCCGGCCAGTCGGCTAGCAGCCCATCGTTGTTCATTAGCTCGGCTTTGATGTTGCCGAGCATGGCGATCGCATGTTCCTCGCACCTCCCGATCAAAAAAACGAACGGATGGGCGCCGGTCATCATGGCCCACAACGCGGCACACTCGCAAAT